TGTGTCAAGCTCAGCGCTCGATGGCATGGCAGGCGTATAGCCAAAGCCTCGGGCGAAGCGCCTGCAAGTGGCGCATAGCTTTGACTTCTTGGGTGCCCGTCTGATGCGTGCCTCGCTCGCTTGAGCCTGGGCAAGTAAAAGATCAAGCGGCGATGCGAATGCGTTTGTCTCCATCACTGACATATACGGGTCGAGACACACAAAATGCTCAGGCTACTGAAAAGCATTGAAGCGTTTTAGTCCATCAACAATAGGCAGCACTTCATTTCTATAGTACTTAGTGATACAGTAATCTATGGAGCGCAGCTTTAAAGTCAAGACCTTCGAGCGTTGGATGCGCAAGGCAGGCCTTACCGATGCCATGCTTAGGGTCGCCATTGAGGAGATGTCTAGAGGGCTTATTGACGCAAGCCTTGGTGGTCATCTTGTGAAAAAGCGTGTCGCAAGAACCGGATATGGCAAACTCGGCGGTTACCGGACCATCGTAGCAAAGAAGGCAGGTCAACACTGGTTTTTTCTATTTGGATTTCAGAAAAACGATCGTTCTAATATCGATCAATTAGAGCTTAGAGTGTTGCAAGAGATCGGCGAGACATTCCTAGCCTTTACAGACGCTGAGCTTAAGCATGCACTACAACGTGGTGAGCTACTGGAGATCATTGATGACAACCAAAAAGACTAAGAGCAGGATCTTGCAAGAGATGCACGAAACTGCAACGGGGCTTGCGCAATCAGGCCTCATCACTAAGCGCCGTCTAGCTGAACTCGAAGCGCTTTGTCAGCTCGATGTAGGCGAGATGTCAGCACAACAAATCAAGTCACTTCGTGAATCCGTTCAGGTAAGCCAGGCGGTACTTGCGGCGATTTTGAATACGAGCGTATCGACGGTTCAGAAGTGGGAAATTGGGGATAAACGCCCAAGTGGTCCGTCACTTAAGCTCTTACACCTCATCGAACGCAAAGGCATTGAAGCTGTTTTGTAGTGCTAATGCTCAACTGCTACTTGCTGCGCAAAACCATCTGCTAAGTGATACGCCCCACAGCCCTCGCGTTGTGCAGCACTGCTCAGTGGCTCATCATGGGCCAGACAATGCCAGCCGCCTTCGATAGGCTTAACATGCTCACAGCTTCGGCAAGAGCGCTCTGGCGCTTGATTGCTGTGACAAATCTCGCGGTGATCACACCACTTACATTGATACCAGCTTGGGTCGTTACTTAAGCGCTCAGGCGGGCTCGGTGAAAAGATCACACGCTTTGCCTTATCAAGAAGGCCCTTTGCAATGGCAGCGTCGTATCGAACACGTTCGATATAAATATCATCTGTGTCTTTGTTAACGCCAACGTAGAGCGCATCTTGAAGTGCCATCAAATGCATGTAAATTTGCATTTGTGCAAAGTGCATGGGCTTTGAGATGCGAACGCCTTTGGCAAGAAGCTCACGAAAACTTGATGCGCTATGGGTTTTAAATTCCAGCACATGCCAGTGCTCGGGATCTTCAATAAGGCCTAGGCCCAGCGCATCAAGCGACCCACCAAAGTGTCCCCCAAGCGCACTCACCCGGTACTGCCTGCCGGTTTCTGGATCAACATCCAACACGGTTGCGCCCGTCGCACGCAAATTTTGAACAAGGCGCGCCTCTTCTCGCATCCCTGTCTCAAATAAGCGAAGCACCCTACCCTGATGGAGCGCTCGCGTTGCCCAGCGAAAGTCATACCAAAGCGCACGTTCACAATCTTTGCCAATGATCGATGCGCCAAGATGCGCTCGAAAGCCATGATCGGCTTGCCGCTCATAGGCTTGAAAGATCGCCTCACGCGTTGATGTGGCAGGCTTTACCCAGTGAATGGGCTTTTCTTGAATGGATGTGTCGCTTGCTGCCATTTAGATGAGCTCCTTTTGACGCTGGTCAGCCTTTTCATCAACGGCTTGCATCACATCGCGCCAGACCTCATCACCCACCTCACGCCTAAGTGCTGAAAAAAGTGCCTTAAGGTATGAGGGGTGAGGCTCAAGTGATCGAAGCCTGGCAAGCTCAAGGCTTACCTCTGTCACTTCGCGCTGTTTGGCCCGAAGTGCCGTTTTGGCTCGATGAAAGCGGTCGAGGTCTACACCGAGTCGTAGAGACTGCCTTCGCATATCGTTTGCAGCTAAGCGCAGTTTGATGGAGGCAATCTCATCGCGCAGCACGGCAAGGCGGTCGCGACAGGCTTCGATCGTCTTTGGACGTGCGCGGCTTTGGGGTCCCGCTAAGCTGTAATTTTCCATGGCATCGCATTGGCAGATTGGGGTTGATGGACTTGTGCGGCTACGGCTTGAGAAGCTGAGGCTTGAGCACCAGCTAACGAGGCCTGTGCACCAGCTACCGAGACCTCTTGAGGCATGCTTGCATGTGAAGCACTCTGTGGTGCCGCCACTTGTTGCACCATCAGTGATCGGGGCACGACCGGCGCGGATCTTCCGAAATAGCGAAGCGTGTTGGTTTCGCCAAAGCCGCCTTGGGATTTAATCCCAACATCCAAAATAAAGGGGATGTTGTGCAGCTCGCTGGTTTCACCAACGCCTGCCCTACCCGTTGCACGGCAAATCGAAGCAAGCGTGCGGTTTGCCATCTCAACAGCTTGAGGGCTGCGGTTAACAATATTGAGCCTATCAAAGACCTTGCGCCCTTGTTGTGGGCCATCAAGTACGAGCATCTCAAAAAGAATGTACTGGCCAGAGCCCTCTTTGGTGGGCAAGAGATCGCTGCTCACGATCTGTACGTTATAGCGCCCAGCGGGCACAAGCGATGTCGATGCACCTGGTGCAGTGGCTGGATCAAAGTACTGGGGTAAAAGTGCCATGGTGAGTTTTCCTTAGAAACGTTATGAAAACGATTTTTCCTACAGTAGGAAATTTCCAGTTAGAAATGAGTGTGGGTTAAGCCATTGCAGCTGCGCGTGGCGCAACGGCTTTGGGCATCGGCATTGATTTAGGCGCAGCGGTTGCACTTGCGGCCTGAGCGCTTTGATGCCTTGACCCGATACTTCCAAGCTCAATGGGTTGGCTATCAAGCTCGCTCTCATCGGCAAGCATTGCGCGTAAGCTTTGCGGCATGGCTTGCGCAAACGCATGCCAGGCAAGGGGAAGCTCAGCAGGCAAGTTATAGCGGTTCTTCGCTAAGTAAGCCGGTCTTTCACTGGTATGCATGCGCCGCTCACCCGTGCCCAATGCACGCGTTGCCTTTTTATTAAAGCCCGCATCGGCTTTGGTGGTTGTGATGTGATAGTTCGCAAAAAGCACCACATCGGAGTGCTCTTGCAAAAGCGCTGCAGCCCTTGCATGAAGCTTCACTTGATAGCGATCGTAGGGATCGTGCTCGGGGCTCTCGAACCGCTTAATGTCGGTGTGACCAATCTGTACGATCGTCATGCCTAAATCATTGCGAAGTGCATTAATGCCTTCGACATACTCACGCCAAAGATTTAAGGCAACCACATAGCCTTTGCCATAGCCTGGGTCTTCAATCGTGTTCCAACCATGATCACGACAGGCTTTCGACCAAATCAGTGGCTCAAGCCAATCCACCGAATCAATCACAAGCGTGCGAAAGTCATGAGGCTGTGAGTAAAGCGTAGCAAGCGCATCCATCACTTGCTCAAAGGTCTTAGCAAGCGGAAAGTGCGAAAACTGAAGCGTTCCCATGCCGTCCTCGGTGATGATGAAAACGGGCTTGAGTGACTCTGCAGCAAAGGTCGTCTTTCCCACACCGGCCACGCCATGAATCAAAATGCGCGGTGCTTTGGGCGATTCGTTATGGATGATGTTTGAAATCGATAAGGCCATGATCGGTTTACTCCTCAATGTGAAGGGTTTGAAAGTGGTGCTCATTACTTGCAAGTGATTGGGTTGCCCCAATGGGTTCAATCTCATAGGTGGGCTTTGCCGCTTTCACCGTGCGTGCAGGCTCAAAGAGCTTTTTGATCGCAGGTGGCCAGGCCTGATAGCGGTGCTCTGGAATTTGATACGCCACATCGACAAAGTGCGTTGGGTCCTCGCCTTGAGCAAGCAGTTGCGCCACCGCATCTTTAAGTTTGGCCTGGTCATAGCTTGGCCGCTTGGTGAGCTTTGCAATCACCACATGATCGTCTTCAGTAAGACGCACCGTGCCGGTTGTCTTACCTGCGGCGATCCGCAAGGCTTGTGCACGAAGCGCAAAACGCTGATCTAAGGCGTGATGCACGATGCCTTCATATTGGGTAACGGAGCGCTTAATGTGCGCGATGCGCTCACAAAGCGTTGCAAGATTTGCAATTGAAAGCGCACTCAGATCGGCTTGGGTTAAATCACCAATCCCATCGAGTAACTCACCCGGCATGGTGTGCATGACCGCGCCTGGTGTGGCTTCAGAAACTAAAAGTTGTCTATCGAACATGGTGCAGGTCTCCCGGGATTCAGTGGATCGATTCCAAGGGGGTACGAGGTTCCGCTTCTCGTACCCGAATCAACAAGCCAGGAGCTTTCACGGACTGGACTGATCGAACTGCGATGTACTGATAGCGATTTATCGCATGCCGGTGGCTCAAGAGATGAGCCAGTCCCAACTCCATGGCAATCCAGGCACGCTTTGCCACAGCATCCAGTGATTGGCGTTGCGCTTTTGGCAACATCGAAAAGCTCTCTGAGCGGTCCACAAGCAAATGACCCTCGTGGTATTGGATCTGATCGCCAATGCAGGCCTCAGCAATCCAATCGCAAAAGGCAGCTTCAGTAAGCGGCTTGGGTGGGACCCAAATGGGGCCAAGAGGCATTGAACGCGTCAGTGCGCCTTCAACGAGAGCATTCACTTTTTGGTTTCTCCTACAACATGGGGCTTTGATGACATATAGGGGTTTTGCGTTGGAAATGACTCAGGAGACTCGAATGCCAAACATGCGCATGTGCATCTTCAATGCGTCAAAGCGTCGAGTGAAACTGACGCGGTGAAGACCCAAGGCGTGCTTTGCTGCACTTTTGCTTTGGTATCTGAGAAGGAGCGCTGCAAGCTCGAAAAGCTCCTCAGGCAGTGATTGGCTTGCGCGCTCCCAGTCAAGACCAAGCGCAGTCAGGGCCTCATCGTCTTCCTGGTACGGGCAATGCGTGCCGCCAAGCATTGCGCCATCATTGTTTGCTGCGACCCGATGATCAAAGGGAAGAAACTGCATCTCATGGCGTCTGATCCCTTTGAGAAGCTCCCCAATGCTTTGACGGCAAATAATCTCCGCAAAGGTTCGCGCCGATGCACGTGAGCAATCAAACTTAGGCTCTTGTACAAGCACTAAAACCACCATGTCTTGTTCTAAATCTTCGCAATCGGCAATACTGAGCGCATATTGCTTGCGAGCCATTAAGGCATGAAAGCGCGCCGTTGCTTTGGCAGCCAGCGCATACTGAGGATCAGGTCTCACTTGGTCTGCGCACTTGGCAGCTTGTGTTGTTGGGGTGTGAGGGGTTGTCATGGGCTTAGAGGGCTTTTGTGAAAGATCAACATAATTAGGTAAATACTTAATTTTTATGGGCTTAAAAAGGCACCCGCAGGTGCCGTTATCTGAACAACGAATCTCTTTTGCTCTAAAATCTAAATCGCCTTCGCGCTGCTATCCCATAAGCCATAGCGCGTAAACCGTGTACGGATAAAGCTTGGGCTCACACCAAAGATGAGCGATAAGTGACCGATCAAATCAAAGAAGTGCCCTTCAACGTCATGGCGCTCACAAACGATGTTTGGCTCGCCCGCACCAGGGCCTTCAAGCAACATGTCTTCAAAGTCCAATCGAAAGCCGTGCTTAGGGGCAAGCTCTTCAATCATGTGCATCAAAAGATTGCGTGGGACTAGCAAGCAGCCCATGAATTGGTTGGCCCGCCACTCGGATCGCAACTCTGCATCGCTAAGCCCACTTAAGGACTTGGTGCACTCGCCCTCTGTGACGCGATAAGCCATCACAGGCTCGGCGCAACCCAAAGCTCGCCGCGCCTGGCGCGAGCCAATCAGCACTGGCCCATCAAAGACAGCGTGACCGAGCTCATGGGCAAAGGTTGAAAGCACTGTCTCTGGGGTGAAGGTTTCGTCAACGGGCGACACGCGCACATTGACTGCGTCTTCTTCAATCTCCGGGATGAACTCAAAGATCCCAGATACCTTCTCGCCTTGCGCATCAAAGAGCGTTCGGGAGAGATCACTCCAAATCTCATAGCTAACACCATTGACGCAAAGCGCCTCGACACGCGAAAGATCACGCACACTGAGTGCCACCCTGCCCTCTAAGCCCAATTCAATGCGAAAGGCGTTGGCCACTTGCTCGATATCGCGATTGGTCGTGCGTGCAAACGGTGCAAGGTCTTGGTGCCGGTAGCTGATCGTTGCGGTAGTCATGATGCTTTTGCGTCTACAGTAGGTTTACGTCTTTAGGTTTAAATCTCAGGCCTTATCTTTTCGGTGCTGTCGTCGGTAGTAGCGAATGACGGTTTCAAGCGTCTTGGGGTCAGCCATATCGGGTGGCAATCGCCTTGCCCTGATGAAGTAGTCATCGGCGTTCTCACCGAGCACTTGCGCAGCACGCTCAATCAACTCGCTCACCGGTGGCTTTTCTTTGTTCGTTTCGACACACGACCAGTAAGCCGGGCTGACATCGATGCGTTTGGCGAAATCCTTCAAGCTGATCTGCGCAGCAAGCCGCTTGGTACGCACGAAATCGCCAAAGCTGCCCTCATCTGCAAGCACTGCTTCGGTCGGCGATAATTTGGCGTTTGGTGAACGGTTAACCATACTGAGTCTCGTTCGGGCTAAAGGTTTACAAACAAGGCAATTGGGATTGAAAAACAGCGGAAAGATTCGTTACTGATGATTTATACAGTACTTCGTAAAACTCCGCAAGTTAGCTCTCACCGTTTGAGTAGCCTGAGTCAAATGGCAATCAAAACCCCTATATGTCCTCTATCGGAACACTTTGTAGGGGCGCTACATGACCACAAACAACACCACATTCCTGGATCACGATGAGCTACGTTGGCTAACAGGCTGGGCTCAAAAATCAAAGCAAATCGCGCAGCTGCGACGCATGGGCATTCCGTTTCATGTGAATGGCCTTGGACTACCGATCGTCGCCCGGAGCGCCATTGAAGGCACACGGACAAAGAATCAAGAGCCCAATACACGCTGGAGGTCAGCGATCGATGGGACGTAGCCGAACTAAAAACTTAAATCTCCCGATGCACATGAAGGCTCGGGAGCGCGCAAGCGGAACCTATTACTACTACTGCATCGACGGTAAGGAGTATCCGCTCGGTAAAGACCTTGTTGAAGCGGTCATGCGATGGTCAGAGCTATCTAGCGGTCAGGTTACGACCCAGGCTAAATCGCTCGTGACCTTTCGGTATGTTGCCGAACGCTATGCGCAGCAGGTCATTACTAAAAAACAATATCGGACTCAAAAAGATAACTTATACGAGCTCCAATTTTTATATAAGTTCTTTGATAATCCGCCTGCGCCGCTCGATCAAATCGAACCGCATCACATTGCACGCTATCGTGATTGGCGCGCAGTAACGAGCAGCACCAAAGAGATTGCACTGCTGAGTCACATGTGGAATTGGGCTCGCGAGCAAGGCTTTACGCGACTGCCCAACCCTTGTGTTGGTGTGCGCAGAAATCGTGGAAAAGGTAGAAACGTTTACATAACCGATCACATGTTTGAGCGTGTGTATGCGTGCGCAGATGCACCGACGCAAGATGCAATGGATATTGCTTACCTTGCAGGGCAACGCCCTGGGGACTGCCTGAGATTCACCGAGCACCACATCAAGGATGGTGCATTGTGGGTCACACAGCGAAAGACCGGTACAAAACTAAGAATTCAGATTGTTGGTAAATTAAAGGACGTTATAGATCGCATCATGTCTCGTAAGC